TTCTTCATAATGTACTCCTGCTTCTCTTAGCAAACCTTTGAATACTGCTTCTACAATATCTCCAATCATCATATTCATTATGAATGTAGTTGGCTTCGGTAATGCTACCTCTGGCTTATTCTTTTCGTACCAGAGTTGGCAAGTGGGGCGACCCACATTAGACATGCGTAACTTGAAATCGCCCCGCTTTTTACCACTGCCAAACTGCTTATGCAGTGCTTCGGCAACATCAGAAGAGACCTGTTCAATAGTCTCCTCTGACATTTCTGTTGTGCCTTTGACTGCATTCTCCAAGTATTGATGGAGAGCAATTTCAGCGCGGTGATGCATTATGCTACCTCTTCTTCATCTACTTCAATATCAACTAGGTCATCGACTACATCAATATCTGCATCTTCCATGTCTGCATTGGCTTTCTCTGCCCAAGCATTGATGATGTAGTTGTTGTAGTTGTCAACCCACGACATGAAGTCACCGAACAGTACTTGGTCTTTTTCAGTCAGTTCGATTACAGTGGTAACATCTAGTGATGCCACAGGCACGTAGTATTTTGCACCTGTAGGTATTGTGCGTTCATCTGTATTAGCAGTGATGATATGCTGGATAGGCAAGCGTTGCATCTTAGCTAGAGTAGTAAAGCTACTGCCAATTTCTTTGAAGGCATCACGGTTGTCAATCTCCCAGATGAATGGTGTAGGTGCAACCTCAACAGCCTCACCCTTTTCATTCACAGGGTTAACCAACTCAACCTCACCAAATACGACACGCACTCGCTTGATAGACTTTAGCAAGTCCTGTTGAGACTTGGGTAGTGCCTTCCAATCTTTGATGAAGCCAGCAGGTTTGCCACAGTTAAACCCACCGTTGTTGTCCTTCAAGTCGATGTCAAGTGTATCTGCCATTACGCTTTTGACGTAACGGTTAGGATTCTTGGCATCACCCTGAATGAAACGCTTGTGCATGAAGCGTTGCATGAAAGGACGCATCTTGATGGATGACGCATAGTGAGTCGGCCCATCAGGAATCTCTAGTTTGTATGCACCACCTTCGACTACTTCAACATTAACACTCTTACCATTAACCTCTGCTGTACCCATGATAGGTGCATGATTAATGCGTAGTCGTGCAAGCGAACTAGAAGAAGATGATGTCTTCTCATGTGCGATACCCATAGCTTTTGCCATAGCCGCAAAGTTATTTGTATCTACTGTTGTCAATTGTGTCATTCATTTCTCCTTTCTTGAGAGTTTAGAACCGTAGTTATATCACGCTACGTCTTTAGTGTCAAGCCAATTCGGGCCGATTTTTGATTCCAATAACAATGGAACATTAAAGTTTATGCCCCATCGTAGTGCAATCAGATTAGGTAGTTCATTGTTTGTATTCTCTATTACCTGTATGACTGCATCCTCTTCATCGGGATGTACATCAATTACAATTGAATCATGTACTGTGTTTACTACACATGACTGCATGTTGTCAAGCAGTTTATCAATATGCAACAGTGCAATCGGTACAATATCTGCTGTAGCGAATGACTGTACAGGGTAATTCTTTATCTGCGTAAAGTATGACACACGGCCATTTGCCTTACGCACTACATCAGGGAAAGAAAACTCACGACCAGAAGGTGTGACTATCTTCTGTGTCGTTATAGCTTCTTTAGCCAATCGGGAATGCCAATCTGAGACCCCTGTGTACTTTTCGTTGAAGTGTTCGTAGTATGCAGCTTCCGCTTTTGTTCGTCCGTACCCACTGGCACCGTAGAGTGGTGCAAACGTGTGCGCCTTCGCATCTTGGCGAGACGTATGTTGACCAGCATCGGTAATAACTTTAGCGGTATATGCATGTACATCAAATCCAGTAGAGACTTCTTCAATTGCAACTCCATCCTGTGATAAATATGCGGCGGCTCTGAACTCCAACTGAGCAAAGTCAGCTTCCAGTATCTTACCACCATCCCATCGTGACACAAACACTTTCTTTACAGGGAACGTACCGCCACGTGGCATGTTCTGCATATTAGGATTAGCACCCGACAAGCGACCTGTCGATGTACGATGTTGTAGTAGGCTGACATGCAACATGCCATCCTGTTTGGTATAGTTACTGATACCATCAACGAATGATGACAGGTATGTATCTACAGCACTCAGTCTACGCACCTTCGATAAGAACTCAACTGCATCATCCATACCTCTTGTCTTAGCACCTGCCTCAAGCAACTGCAAGTTATTCTTGCTGGTACTAAAGCCATTAGCTGATGCCCACTTAGCTGTAGGTGGCTTGAACTTGAAGCCAGCCATAGTGTCAGTAGGATTGAACAGGAAGCCAGACGTACCACACTCAGGGCATTTACTTGGCTTGGCAAACGGCTGACCATTCTTCTTTGTCTTACGTATATAGCCACTGCCTTTGCACGTAGGACACTGCACTGCATTAGTACGGTACATACGCTGTGTACGTGTAGCCACAAGCTGTCTGAACTCATCGTCAGGCATGTATGGGTCAATGAGTGTAGCCCAATCATGCTTGTCAATGACCTTACGACCGTAGATTACCCAAGACAACTGCTCTGGGCTATTAAGGTTGATAGGCGTATCACCCATGACCTTGCGTACATAAACCTGTAAATCGTCAACAAGTTGACACTTCTCCTGTTCAAATTCTTGACGCACTTCCTCAAGCGCACTCAAGTCAACCTTGAACCCACGCTGGTATATACGTGCCAGTGTGACACATACCTGATTAGTAAGCACCACAGTATCGTTTAGGCTAGAACTGTCTGACTGTAGCTGGCGCATCAGCTTATCTGATAGCTGTTGCGTAGCATGTAGGTCAGCAGATAGATACTCACACAACTCAGCATGTGGTATGTCTCGTGTGCTGTAGCCCTTCTTAAAGTACTCTTTCAGAGTGTCCTGTTTCTTTGTATCTAACTCATAGCGTTCAGCACAAGCCTCAAGCGACAGTGGTTGTTTCTGACCACGCTGTAGCACGTACTCGCCAAGCATAGTGTCAAAGACAGCACCATCATACTTGAAGCCTGATTCCCACAGCCACATCAAATCATATGCGGCATTGTGTGCGATGATTACAGTAGCGGCATCAAGAAACTCTTGTACCAATACGTGTCCATACTCATCTGCATCTACCTCACTGTGGTCAAAGGTAACTATACGTTCAACACCTTGGTCAGTCAGCATACCCACCATAGTCAGTGAGTTCTCTGGCTCAAAGGGGTCAAGGTGTAACTTACCATTACGTTCTGTTGTTGTATTCTCTACATCTAATGTTAGCTTCATGCTGTATACCTCGCTGTCTTATAATCAAGTTCACAGTGTACCACACCATGCCAACCTGACAACTTATTTTTTACCACATTCAAATGCCGTTGTGTATCTTCTTCTTCCTGATTGTCAACAGGCGGGTTCTTTGCAATCAGCACCATAAGGTCAGCCTCTGCCGCCTTACCTGTCCGACTACCTTCCATCATGCTTTGATTAAGCAGAACCTTACCTTCTGCATCAGCAGACAACTGTGACATATAGAATACAGCACACTCGTGTTGCTTGGCAATCATACGTGCATGTATTGCATTGGCCTTTAACGCCTCATCAGGACGTGCAAAGCCGCCTGTCCTAGCAAACTTGTCACCCATGTCCAGAAGAACTAAGTCAGGCTTGTACGCCTTGCATATGGACTCTACCCACGACATATCACGGCCTGTAGCATCCTTGATCTTGATACGTTCCTTGACAGGTGCATACAAGTCACGTGCCTTGCTTGGGTTCTTCTTGATTTCCTGCATAGTCATACCAGTAGCGGCAGTCAGGTATCTAGCACCAACACGATGATAGCCTTCCTCGTTACACAAGATAATGCAGTTAGCACCCTGATGTGCAAAGCCACCGGGCGATGCGATCAGTGAGGCATGAAACGATGTCTTACCTGTGTTGGGTCTAGCACCCACCTCAATCAAGTGACCAGCATTCACACCTTCCACCTTACGTGTCAGGCTAGGTATGTTGAATGTCCATCGTGCCTCAAGGTCATTACGTGCAAGCAATGTCTCAAGTTCGATGTCATCCCACTCAACCTTGGCACTAGGTGTGAAGTCATCACCATACTGTTCAAGTATCTGACGCAGTGGGTCAAGGCTAGTCTTCATACCATCCACGTAGTCACATCCTAGTGTGGCAATCTCTTCGCCAATGACCTTCTGGAACAGCTTGGATAGCACCTCTTGTGCTACGTCACTGCCCATCGGCTGTTCACGTTTGATGTTGTTGAACAGGGATGAGTATGCTTGTTTCTGTGCAGTAGTCAGCGTTGGATTGTTTGCCATAAACAATGCCTCAATCTCATCGGGTGTCACAGTACGTTCATACCGTTCCATAGCACTGTCGATAGACTGCTTGATCTTACGTACATCTTTACTGAACAAGCGATCTGGACAACGTGATCCACGATGTTCCTCATAAAAATCCCTATTCATTAGGCTTCTAATTAGTGATAATTCCATGTGGTTATTCTCCTATCTGTTTGTGGATAGCCTCTAGCTTCTCCATGTCTGTCGGGTTTCTGTATTTTATATCATCTTCTAGTTTTAGTAAACGTACATTCTCTACATAGCCTCGTAATTCTTTTACCATCTGTATTGATTTGACTAGCGCATCGGGGTCTAGTGCAATCACTGCCGTTGAGAACTGTGCAAGATACCTTTTATGCGAATCTTGGAGAGATGTACCAAGAAGCGCAACCCCGACAAAGGAACCATAACCAACAATGGCCGCACTCACACAGTCCTCAACAACTACAGCGACTTTACCACAACCTGACGTGTATGGCAAGCCACTTTTTCCATATCTTTTCCATTTAGGAATACGTTTACTCAATGTCCTGCCTGTCGCATCAACCAGCTTGCCATCATGTACGACAGGAAATACCACACGGTCTTCCTTTACATCATACATCAGGGCATGTTCATCCTCATTGATACCCCACTCAGCGCACCACTTAACAACGGCACGTTTATTACGATGTGGGACTACGTATGCAGGTAACTCAAATGTATCCTCTGTTGTATCAGTAACAGGGTTAAGGCGTTTCTGTACGTCACTGATAGACAATGGCACACGAGTACCACCACTGACAGTACAACTCACCTTGTAGCAGTTCCATACAAGATTACCCATATCATTAGTGATACTAAATGTTCTGTCACCCTTACAGACAGGACAGTTCATGCGTTTAGTCTCGCCATTGGCAACATCATAGTCACTTGGATTAATCATATATGTGTCCTTTCTATATACAGTTATATATTATTATAGTTATATTATATATTAGTTCCCTGCGGCAGTTTAGTGCTTATATCATGTATTCTTACGTGCTGTCAAGGCATTATTTGCACTGACATACGTATTTTTTAGGTAAGGCTTTACTGATTGTGGGTCAGCATGTCCTGTAACCGACATGATTTGTCCTATACCTACCTCTGCATCAACCATTTCAGTCACACCTGTACGTCTTAGATCAGATAGACGTAGTTCTTTAGGTAGTCCAGCATCATCCATCAGCTTACGTGCATGTAATGGTAGTTTATACATCGTATATGGTTCATACACACCCCTGTAAGATGTAGGTCTAGGTGCAACGTAAGGTTGAAAGCCAAAGTCTTGCTCCTGTTGTACTAACATATCATAGAGGTCATCATCAATGGGTAGTTCTACCTGTGCATCACGCTTAGATTGTAAAATAATTACACGCTTCTTCTCAAAGTCAATAGCATCCCAAGTTAATACACGCATATCACCTACACGCTGACACCATTCGTATGCCATGTGTGCAATAAGACCTATGTTACGTGTGCTAAAATCGCTGTAGGCGGCGTCTAGCAGTTTTGTTACATCTTCCCTGCTCCATACTACCTTACGCGGCTTGGTGGCTCTTTTACGCACCACTGCGAAGGGATTTACAAAGCAGTGTTCCATGCGTAGGGCATAGTTATATAATATTCTAGCCATAGCCATGATATGATTAGCAGTAGAGATACCACGATCACACCAGATGTCATAGGCTAACTTAGCTTGTTTGGTGGACAGCTTAGTGCAATCCACCTCACCAATGACTACACCCTCGACAGGTGTAGCCAGCGCACTGTTAAGGCAGTATTCATAGTGCGTCTTAGTTTCTTGGCGTAAGTTCTTGTAATCATGGGACAAATAATATTCATCCGCTACTTGAT